GTAACGACATTGGTTTGGCTGTCACCACTAAGATTCAGGAAAGTGGTTATCCAAATCTATTTTATACCACTAGATTTCTTAAAGAAAAAGGAGAATCTAAACCCAAAGTTGAAAAGATTCCAGGCTGGTATACTACTTTAAAAACTAGACCCATTATTATTGATGAATTAGAAGATGATATCCGAAATGAACGGGTAGAAATTTTAAACAAGTTCTTCGTTCAAGAAGCTTACACTTTCATTTATGATGATAGGAATAGACCAGTTGCTATGGGAAAACATAGCAGGGGTTCTGAAGAGGATGACCTTTTAGATGATGAGACTACTTATACAGATGATAGTATAATGTCAGAAGCTATTTGTAACTATATAAGAAAAGGCAAAGTTACTACTTCAGTTGTATCACCTACATAACTTCAATACTACATTTTGTTATATATAATAATACATTGTTGAACTAAGGATTTATATTTATATGGCTATAAGATTTAGGTTGCCTTGGGAAAATAGCCCACGTAAAAGGGTAAAACTTGTAGAGCAGGAGGTTCCAGAAAGCAAGCCCACCCGTATAGTGGTTCCATCCACCAGAATCAGCCGACCAAAAAACGAGATAACGTTTACCGATCTTAAAGGTAAAACTACATTCGTGAATCCCGGCTTTGTTGCTGAATATATCCCAGTTATCCGTAAGCTTTCATGGGTAAATGAGGACATGGGTCTGGCTGTTAATGACATGGTCAGATTAACAAATACTGGTCATAGAATTAAGTTTGACCCTTCCGTACCACCCGAGATGCAGAAAAAAATGCGTCAGCATCTTGAAGATAAACAAATCGAATGGGGGGATGGCGTAGATGGTATGAACGGGTTGGTTAACAAAATGATCGCTCAGATATGGATTGCTGGGGCTTTATCAAACGAGTGGGTCGTAGCCAATGATAAAAAGGGTATAAAGAATGTTGCTCTGGTAAATCCTGAAACTATCATATTTTCCTGGAACAAAAAACAACTAAGATACGAACCTTATCAGAAACAGAATTATGAAACTGGTGATATCATAGGTGAAAGGTATGAAAAACTAAATGAGTATACCTATCGTTATTATGGTATAAATGGCGATACAGAACTCCCATATGGTATACCACCATTCTTAACGGCTTTAAATGCTATTGCAACACAGGCCGATATGAATAAGAATATCAAGTACATGATGAAGCAGGTCGGACTACTTGGATTCTTCGAGGCTCTCATGGAGAAACCTGGTCAAACTGATGGTGAAAATGAAGAACAATATGTAGCCAAGCTAAAAACCTTCCTAGATAATGCCAAGAAAGAGATCATCAGTGGTATGTCAGAGGGCGTTATAGTTGGTTATAAAGAAGACCACGAGTTTAAATTTAATTCCACTACCAAGGATCTTAAGGGAGTTGGTGAATTATATGACCAGAATGAGAGGTCTGTAGCCAATGGGTTAAAATTTGCCCCTGAATTTTTGGGTGTTGGTAATAAAGGAACTGAGACTGGTATAAATATTGTATTTACTAAAATGCTATCTCAGTTAACCAATATTCAATCCATCATAGCCGCTAACCTTAAATTCGGTTATAATCTAGAATTGAGATTGGCCGGATTTAAATTTGAGAATCTTAGAGTAGAATTTGAACCTTCTACCATTACTGATGACCTTAAATATCAGCAGGCTCAGGAAATTAAGATTCGTAACGTTATAGCTAAGTATGGTCAAGGTATTATAAGTCAACAGCAATCAGCGGATGAATTGGGTTATGATAAACCAGATTCTGAAGAACCAAGAGTATTACCAGATAAACAAGCTGAACTTGATCAGAAGAGGGAAAAAGACAAAGATGCTTCAGACCGTAAGTCTAGGGAAAAGGATAAACCACAACCTAAGCGTAAAGATCAAAAAGCACAGGCTGCTGAATTTTTAATAGATGTGTTTTTGGATTACCTAAGCCAAAGATAAATACAATACTATTTCATTTATATAAAAAACCTTATGGGAAAGTTCAAACAGATAGATTCCATTAAATTGTGCGGGGGCCATTCTCTTATACTAGGCCATTGCCCAGTAAAAATGTCTCTGTCAAATATATCGGATAAACTGGAAAAAGATCCACAGGAAGTGGGGTCTTTCGGTTTGTTTGATACGTCAGCTCCCAATTATACCACCTATTATCCGGATGTAACTGCGGCTGATCTTAAACCTCAGGATGAAGAGTTTGTAGAACCAGTATTCAGGATGCTTTCAAATGTTACTGTGAATGCTAGATATAATCCTGTACATTTTCCGGCTGATGTTTTAAAAGCAAGTATGGGTAAACTCATAGGTCAAACAGTTAATATAGACCATGAGATGGCGGTGGGTAATGCTATAGGAGCTGTAAAAGCAGTAGAATGGCAGAACTCATATACTACTAAAGAGGGGTTAAAAGTTCCTGCTGGTATAAATGCTACCTTGAGGATAGATGGTAAATCCAACCCAAGAATAGCTCGTGGTATTATGATGGAGCCACCATCTATTCATGCTAATTCAGTAACTGTTAGTTTTGCCTGGAAAAAATCTCACCCAGACCTATCAGATGAAGATTTCTTTTCTAAGGTGGGTACCTTTGATGATAAAGGTAAACTTATCCAAAGGATAGTAACCGAAATAACTGCTTTTCATGAAACTTCCTTGGTGGGCCACGGAGCAGACCCATTTGCCCAAAAAGTGGGTAAAGATGGGAAGATAGTTAATCCCTCATATGCACGCTCGCGTTATCCCTTATCTGATACCACTTTAGAAGAAGAGTTTTCTAATAATGCAGTATTTTATGATTGGAAATCCTTGTCATCTGAAGAGTACTTGGATGAAATAGATACAATTGATAATAATCAAACACAGACAGACATGAATGAAACTTTAAGACTCCTTGAAACTATCTTCGGTTTGGAAAAGGATTCTCTCACCGAAGAGAACTATCAGGAAAAGCTTGGTACTATTAATACCGAGTTGGCTACTTTCCGGGCTGAGTCCAGTAAGCAACCGGAACCTGTTAAGGTTCTCGATTTAGTGGGCTTAGAAGCTATCCAGACTGAGATCACAAGTCTCAGGGAATTCAAAGCAAGCGTTCCAACAGACTTTAAGGACAAGATCGTTCTGGCAGAAACAGCCACTACAATTATATCGGCCCTTAAAGAAGATACTAAGAGGCTGTATAAACTTTCTATTGGTGAAAAACCAGAGGATGCCGCTATACTTACTGTAATCGAAAAAGCAGATTACAATACACTCCAGGCTCTTAACAAGCAATATGACCAGCTTACAGATGGCCAGTTCCAGTTTACCTGCCAGGTATGTGGTTCTCATGAGGTTACCAGGGCTTCTGCTAAACCTACTTCTGATGAAAAAGATGCTACTGATAAGCCTGTAGCTGATGTAGTTGAGAAATTCACGGGAGTAGGAAAGGTTGATACAAAGTATTTTGAGGCCAAAAAATAACTACTAGACCTTAGCATATATTAATATATTCACATGAACAATTAAAATATCAAAATTATGCCCGAACCTTTTGGATCCGCGTCAAAGACTTACATCCTCAAATCCGAGTCACATAAACTGCATGAGGAATTCGAAGTCGATGCACTCAAAGCAACCATAACTTTAAGTGCAGATTTGGTAAACCTTAACGTGGTTAACGGTAAAGTAAACAACAAGGCTATTTCGCCTATTACCTTTGCCACTGACCATGCCGCTTCAATGACGTTGCTAGCAGCTGCTATAGAGGCTCTTGGTACTGCAGCCAATGTAGCTGATGCTACTGTTACAGCAGCCCGAGTCATTACAGTAACAGCCTATGATTCATCTCTACCCCTGGTATTGCATGAATTCGTTACCACTGCTGGTGCTAGCCAGGCCACCTATACCTATGCAAGCGATAACAATCGCATATATAAGGGGCAGCCTGTTAAGCTTACCACATCAGGTAAGATTGAACCGTATGCTGCTGGTGATATCCCCGGTAAGCTTATTGGCTATGCAGTACAGGATGGCTATGGCGGTGACCTTGTTACTGTCATGATGAAGGCCTTTGCTGTTCTATATGCCGAAGCATATGCCGACAGTCACGTACCCGGAGTATGCCGTATGGCTGCTTTCAACTCAACCACTAAGATGATGGAAGTCGACGATGGTGGAACTCTCGATCACACCACGATCATAGGCAACTGCCTGGATTCAGGAGACAATGGTGATGTAGTCAGGGTCGCTGTATTTTAATCAAATCACCAGACCATAATATTATAAATATAAACAAATAACACCATACTCAAATGGATCTTAAGCAATTCGAAAAAAGCCAGTTTAAGGGCAAGGTAAAAGATGCAGTTAAGGCGGCCGAAGCAATAAGGGCTCACAAAGATAACCCCCGTGACGTTTCCTTTGCAGAAATCGTAAAGGAAAAGTTCAATGTTGAACTCGGTACCATGCTATCAGACCTCGGAGTTGATCCGGCTACTGATACCATCTCAAACCTTATCACAGTCCCCGAAGTGGACGTAAGGTGGATCATTCCGGAAGTATTCCGTAGTGCTCTGCTCCTGGGTTATCGCCAGGGTCCCATCTACCCTAACCTCATTGCTGCCGAAGAGCAGATGAGGGGCCTTACCCAGGTTATGCCCTGGATTAATATGTCAGATGCTGCCCCCATGTATGTGGGAGAAGCTGAGACTATTCCGCTCGGTGCTATTTCCTATGGATCGAAATCCTTCAGGATATACAAAATCGGTCGCGGTATCAAACTCTCAGATGAGGTCGTTCAGTATGCCTCTCTTAACCTGGTATCCATCTTCATGAGGGACTTCGGGGTTAAACTTGGACATGCCACTGATGTGCTGGCTCTCGCAGCTATTACAAATGGTGAACAGGCCGACGGTTCAGAATCTGCACCCGTAATTGGGGTGGCTACTTCCGGTACGCTTGCCTACTCAGACCTGCTCAAAATATGGGTAAGGATGGGACGTATGGGCAGGGTACCCAACACGATCGTAGCAGGTGAAACAGCCTCAGCTACTATTCTGAACCTCACCGAGTTCAAAACCCCGGTCTCAGGTTCACCTCTAGCCAGTATCACCCTCAAGTCACCGGTACCTGGAGCTTCAAACCTCTTTGTACACGGAAACGTGGCTTCAAACCAGCAGATCATACTTGACCCGGCAGGAGCCGTTATCAAGTTCAATGGCTGGCCACTCAAGGTTGAATCTGAAAGGATTGTATCCAATCAGACAGAAGCCTTCTATGTTACCCTTCAGACTGGCTTTGCCAAACTGTTCAGGGATGCAGCTATCATTCTCGACAGCAGCGTTGCCTTCTCATCCTACGGGTTCCCGACCTGGATGGATGTTGATACTCTGCAGAACGTTACCATCGTTTAATTGAATGGCCCCTAAGCTCTAGTATCCAACCAAAGGGTACTAGAGCTTTATACTATTCTAAATAAAACAAAATTGTTATGGCAAAGTATGTAAAATTAGGCAAGAAGGCCGAATCATTTTATGATCCGTATTCTGCACTGAAAGTGCTCCAGAATCAGGTCGTAGAATTGAATCCTAAAATGCAAGCTAGCGGCCGGGTTAAGGCAGCTTTGGCCGGTGGTCATCTGATGCTTGTTACTGAGACTGAGTATAAGGCTTTTAAGGGTATTGTACCCGAGCCAACTATCGATAGCAAATATGGCCGGACAACCAAGGACCTGATCGCTTATTATGACAGTACTTACGAAGTCAGTAAGTCTGATATGAAGGCTTTCAAGAAAATGTCCCTGGAAGAAATGGTAGAGGAGCTTGACAGGTTGGAGAAGCTCAACGAAGAAAAGGATTAATTGAACCCAAACAAATTCCAATACCATGGCAGGAAGTAAAAGAGATAATTTTGAAACCGATCTTCTCGAACTGATATTTAACAATACAGCTCTGGCAAATATCGGTAATGCCGGTGGCTTACAACCCTCATCAGTTGCTGGGAACCTTTATGTGGCACTGTTCACTACAGCACCAACTGATTCAACGGCCGGTACAGAAACTACTTATACCAACTATGCAAGGGTAGCAGTACCCCGTTCATCAGCTGGTTGGACAGTGGCATCTGGTGCAGTATCAAATGCCGCTGCTATCACATTCCCACAGTGCGGTACAACGGGAGCAACTATTGTGGCATTCGCAATCATGACCGCCTCAACCGGTGGCGATATGCTGTACTGGGGAGATCTTACCAGTAGCCTTGCGGTAAGCTCGGGCATTACCCCCGAATTCGCTATTGGTGACCTTGACATCACAGAGGACTAATCCACTTTTTCCATGTTTCCTTAAAAGGCTCTATCTTTGTGGGTAGGGCCTTTTTTGATATATAGCTATGGCAACAAGATTATATTTACCCTCAAGCGGCACCGCGCCTCTGGCCTCTCTTGCTTACGATAGCAACTGGGAGCTTTCTACTGGCGCTGTGAGGTTGCCATGTTCTACTACGAAATCAAATACAGCCCTTACTAATAGTGTAAGGAGGTGGTCTGCTGCAACTACTCAGCAATGGGTTTGGTGGCAATTTCAGAGTGAGGGGCTTTCTCAGGGGTATACGTGGACGACAGCTGATACATTCAGCATGGTTATACGTGGGCTTGAGGCGAACCTTGCTTGTGATAGCCATGTAGCTTATTCTGTGAGAGTCGTAAGTGCCGATGGCTCAACCGTTAGGGGAACGGTCGGGTTGTATCATGCTACAAGTACAGAGTTTACAACTTCCGCTCTCACCCGTATTCATAATGCAAGAACTACCGGGGCAACCAACTTTACTTCTTATGCGGGAGACCGCATAATCATTGAGATTGGGGTTCATGGCGTCACCCCGTCAACAGCTTATGACGTTACCCTAAGAACAGGAGACCCAACAGCTACATCAGACTTTGCTCTTACAGCAGGGCTTACTACTGACCTATGCCCTTGGGTTGAGCTTTCTAGGGATGTTGTATTTGGTGACCCTACCATGTTTGGGGCTTCAGATGGAGTAGCTACTGTATCTGGTACATTAATTGGGCGTGGTTCTCTTGCCGCAAGTATTGGCGGTGGTTTTATGGTTACAGATGATTTCAATTCTTATTCTGCTGGCGAGTTAGCTGGTCAGGGGAACTGGACTACTAGTATTGGTAGCATTTTGGTTGTAGCCGACGGAGATGCAAGGACAATTATTGCCAATACTCTCGAAAATGATGGAGGCGTTTATTATAATCAATCTCTTGATAATGATCAATATGCTGAAATAACTATAACATCTGTTGGAGCAGCTTATTCAGATAGTTTTATAGGTGTGGCAGTTAGAATGTCTGTTAATAACATGTATTTTCTTTCGGCCGGATACGGAGGCGTGTCATTTGGTAAAATTGTAAATGGGTCTGGCGATTCTTTCCTTTATTCTCCTACACCAATTTCTGTTAATGATGTGTTAAAAATTCAAGCAAATGGAACTACCATCACTGCATATATAAATGATGAATTATTCTATGAGACTACCGATAGCGATTTATCTTCGGGATATGCAGGTGTTACATGTTATGGAAGTTCTCCATTTGATATTACTCATGCTGATAATTGGGAAGGGGGAGACCTCGCTTCATCAATGTCGGTAACGGTTTCCGGTACTCTCTCAGAAGCCGCTTCACCAGAACATATAACTGGCCAGACTAATGGCGTAGCTGGAGTAACTGGTACGCTTCTTGCAAAAGGTTTACTAGGTGGTGTTATTGATGGTACATCAACTGCTTCTGGCACATTACAGGCAACAGGTCAAATATACACATCGTCAAGTGGGGTTGCTTTGGTTGCAGGCACCCTAAATGGAAGAGGTTTACTACAGGGAGCTATTTCTACTAACGGTACAGTTTCTGGGTTGTTATCGGGGTTAGGTAGATTAGCTGTTTCCATTAATGCAATAGCTTCCGTAGTAGGCCGTCTTTCAAGCTCAGGTGTCTTTGATGGCCATATAGAGGGTGTCGCTTCTGTATCCGGTTCTCTTTCAGCTACAGTTAATATCTCTGCTTCTATTAATGCAGCAGCGAATGTAACTGGTGCATTAAAGGGTAGTATAATTGCAACTTCTAGTGGAGTATCTACAGCTACGGGTAGAATACTTGCTACTGCTGATTTAGTAATTACTAGCAGTGGGGTTTCCCTGGTATCTGGCACCCTAAAAGCAGATGGTCGTTTAACAACACATATAACTTCAACAACCAGCCTAACAGGTATACTAAGAGCTAAGGGTAGGTTAGTAACTCTTATAAACACTCAGGCTGTAGTATCAGCTGACCTCAATGGTAGAGGTAGACTAACTGGCATATCTCAGGGTGTTGCTACTTGTTCACTGATACCAGTACTAGTTACCCAGGCTGGTATAATAAATGGGGTTGCTTTAGTATCCGGTACATTAAGAGCTAAAGGTAGGCTATCAGCTAGTATAAACTTATACCCAATAGTTAGTGCTCATATAAACGGTTGGTTTAGGTTATCTACTGTTATTACCTGTTATACTAATGTTCTGGGCCTATTACTCGGCAAGTCTCATTTATCTGGTACAATTGCTGGGGTTAATTCGGTTTCTGGGCTGTTATTAGCTAAAGCAAATTTAGTTGGAGTAATAACTAATATCAATACCAGTAGTGCTATATTAAGGGGTAATGGTAGACTGATAGCTCAGGTTAATATTGCAGCTATTTTAAATGCCACACTTCTGGGAGAAGGCAGATTAACCGGTCTTTCAGAAGGTATACCATTAGTCTGGGGTGCTATGAGGGAGTATATCCCACCTTCAGCACTAATGGGTAATATTTTAACATATTCCGAAGTTTCAGGAAATCTATGGGATGCGGCTAATGTATACAGAACTTTTAGAGGGTCAGTTTCTATGCTTGGGGTTAAAGCTCAAGTAATAAATGAAGATACCGGAGTTAAGGCCACATTGGATACTGGGATAACGTAAAAGCTCAAATAGAATGAAAGAACTAGATTTCATATTATACTCGGGTAAAAACCAGACAAAGACATTTATCTTTACAAACCTGGATGACACCATTTATAATTTCACGGGTAGTACCGTGGTTATGAGTGTTTACATTGACCCCCTTGGCCCTATGGTTATAAGCGGTACTATCACCATAGCAACTGGTAGGGTACTGTTTAATTTTCCAGGGGTAGATTTTAGTACTCCGGGTATTTATGAATACATAATAGAGGAAACAAAATCTGATACTACTAAGGTACCGCTTATCAGGGGTAATCTTAAAGTAGAAGAATACATACCATTTAGCCAGGCCATCGATGCTTTTCTGGATACTGATTTACCTGCTGATATAACTCTAGATGAGAATTATAAAATGCAAAGAATCCTTTACTGGAGAACATTCCTGGCCAGTGCATTTTATATACCACAGGCTTCTGTCAATACCGATTCAGCTTGGAGTATGATGGCTAATGCTCTTATCTCTAAGTTGGTGGCTTATGATGCACTGATGAGAGCAGCTAAGGGTAGCCTGTTGCATTTGTTAAGCACCAGTTCATCTACTACTACCTCGTCTACTACTGGCGGTATTCAGGAGATAGAAACTGGTCCTGCAAGGGTTAGGTTTTTCCAACCCAGCGAAACTATGCAGCAGGTATTCAGTTCGACTTCTAAGGAAGGTTTTAGCGTACTGGATACTTTGATATCGGATATATGCGGGCTGGCTAATTTTCTTAAAGTTAAAGTCCCAATGTGTAAGGGTAACAAAGTGGTAATAAATCCCCAAAGGTACGTTAACACAGATTGGCTACCAGCCACTACATTAGATGATACTGTAACTTCTCAAGGATAAGATATGTGTGTTTCTTGGTTTCAACCTAAGTCTCCTACCTGGGTACATCATAATAGGGTGGCCCTGTTATTCGCTATCAATGCTTATGGCAATGGCAATGATTTACGTGGTTGTATAAATGATGTAAACCTGGCCGAAGAAAAATTGTTACCTGAGGGTTTCCAAATCAGGAAATTCTTGGATAGCAAAGTTACCCGTAAAAGGGTACTAATGGAAATAGAGTATGTTATAGTCCACTCACAAAGGGGAGATATAATCTATATACATTATTCTGGCCACGGTACATTAACCAGGGATACCAATGGTGACGAGGTAAGTGGGTATGATCAGGCCTGGTATCTTTATGATGGCTTATTGGTAGATGATCAGCTTCATGCAATACTTAGCAAGATACCAGAGGGAGTTACCGTTATCCTGATGATAGATTCATGCCATTCAGGTTCATCTACAAGGAACAATTGTTATAAGCCTACTTATAGGTATATTGCTCCTAAGTTCGAAGTGGATCCAAAACTCCAGATCCGTAACCTGGTATTAACGGATATGAACTGGATTACATTGGCAGCTTGCCGTGATGACCAAACTGCGGCTGATGCCTATATTGCTAGCTTAGATAAATATCACGGTATACATTCATATTATGCCTTGAACACTCTAAGAAGGACTTACACGTATGTGGAATGGTATGATACTATTAGACAATATCTACCTAATAGTTATTTTGACCAAGAGCCAGTTCTAGAGGGTAGGGAATCGTTAATTAACCAAATAGTTTTATTCTAAACATTAATGTTATGAGTTATTCAAGGAATTTTTACAACAAGGAGGTTCCCTCAAGGAACCTGGTTACTACCATCTCGGGGATTCTCCTGATGATTGTTAACCTCGTAGTGACCGTTCTTTTGGCCACGGGTAAAATTACCCAGGATCAGGCACAACCTCTCAATGAGATTTTTGCCGGGATAATAGCTGTAGGTGGTCAACTCGTTGGCTACATTACTTCTCTTATCCTAATGTTTAAGGCGAAGGACTGAGTTAACCGAGATTAAGGGGGTGGGAGTTCCACCCCCTAAATTTATCTAATCATGGGGATAAGCGACGCTGATTGGGCTAATTATAAGGCCATTATTAATGATGCCCATAACTTCTTCAACCAGGAAAACATCACCTGGTTGAGGTTTAGTAATGGGCTACAGAGGTATGGTGAAGATGACGGTAGCCAACAAACTACCGAGTCTATTGTATTAAAGTGTTTGGTTAATTATAATGTTTATCGTTCTTGGCCATTAAGTGAGGAAACAGCTAGTGGCCAATTGGACAAGGAAAGTATAGCTGCTATATTCAATCGCTCTTACCTGGCTAGTCTTGGTTATATAAATGCTAATGGTAATTTCATAGTAGATCCAGGTAAGGATTACTTTATACATCGCGGTGTTAAATACCGTTGTGCTGGGGAAACTCCTGCAGCTCAAGCAAAAGATGAACCCCTGCTAATTTACATTATTCTCAGAAGATTGAATCCAGTCACTGGTTCAAGTACTTATTAACATGGCTGAAAGATTCGAGGGTGGTACCGAGTATGGCTTAAGGTCACGTGGCGGGTATGATGTTCAAATCCGCTTAGAGGGTGACTGGGTAAAGTTTACTAAGCTAATCAATTCCACTAACCTAATCTTAGCTGCCGCAGCCAGGCAAGGTCAAAGGAACTTTGCTGAGGATTATTGCAAAGCAGTAAAACAAAACATTAAGAACGGGGGTAAGAAGTTTGGCTACCCCCAGAATGAGGGAGAATACCTTAAAAGGAAACAACTGCATGGTTATGGTAGTACAGCCTTAAAGGTAAGTGGGACTATGGCAAACTCAGTTAGAGTTATGATTAATTCAACTAAGACCATTTATTCAGTGGGAATACCCACTGGTATAAGCAGACCCACATACTGGCCTTCAGATACCAATGCTCTTGAGGTTCATGAGTATGCTAATATCGTGGAACATGGGTTTGAAACAAATAAGACTATTGTACCAGCTAGGCCAGTATTCTCGGATACCTTTAGAATAACCATGGGGGGTAAAGAAGGTATCAGGAGATATGTAGAAAAGAGTATTGCTTTGGGTTTTGGGGCTATTGGTGTTATAGTTAAAAAGAGAAGGTAATGTCAGATACAAGTTTATCCACAACTCAGGAGTTAATAGAAAGGAGCCTATTTGAAACTATCCGGAAAGAGGTAGTAGATAAGGGGTATCTCCCAGATATTACCTTGTACCCCAATACAGTTCTGGGTTATCAGGAATATGAGACTGACAAAGCTATTATAATTGCTAATAGGGGCTTTGCCATTGATGTATATAATGAGGGTTCAAATATGGCCAAAGAGGTTAAGAAAGCACCCCGTATTGTTATCAATACCGGAAACTTTCTACCCGGGGCGCTAGGGGGAGACCCTCAGAGAGAGTTTATCGACCTGGGCCTGGAATATCGGGCTCAGGTTACTCCCCCTCAGACTGTTGATTTCTATATCAATATCCACTTGGTTTCTTCTAATGTAAAAGAAGAACGGATACTTAATGCCATACTGGCCCTGGCTTTACCACGTAGAGGTTATATACCACATTATAATGATCCAGCAGAAACTCTATTCTGTAGGTATTTGAATTTCTATAATATGGATGACCATGAGATGGGGTTGTTGGAAAAAGTTTATGCCTACGAGATACCAGATTGTTATGACAGAGAACCCGTAGTATTTCAGGCTCCTGGGTATACTGGGGGATTTGTATCTAAGATTACTGAGATATCGGTTCATCCTAATATACTAAAGTATATAGAGGGTACTTGGGGCTTTGTTGAAACAGACCCATTAGTAGTAAGGTATACCCCCCGTGGTATTATAAATGCAGTGGCTACTGTTTCTGGAACCTTGGCTGAAGCCTAACGGGTTAAATAAAGCACAATACTAAATAATGCTTATATATAAGACATGAAACTTAAAAATCAGTAACTATGCCAAACACCGCCAAAGTCCAGTTTAATTTGGGCAATTTTACTCCCGGAATATCAGATCCTCAGCCTGCTATCTTTGCAGTTATAGGGATAACCAAGCGGGGTCCAGTTGAGCAACCCGAACTCTTCATTATAAACAGTTGGGCCCAGTTTGAGAGAATCTATGGTGGGTTAATAGATTCTACTTCTACCTTTCCTTTCCTTTGTAAGAGGGCTCTTGCCAGAGGAGCAAGGTTAAGGGTATGCAGACCCAATGCTGTTTCAGTCGCAGCAGTTACCGCTATTGCTAAAAACATACAGAATGCCGATGGTGCCCCGGTAACACTGTTTCAGGTTCAGCCCAAGTATCCTGGAGCAGATTACAACAACGTGAGTATCCAGATAGCTGATCCATCCAATGGCATTACAGCTGATTATTGGGATATGTATATTACCCATGCACTGGAACCAAGTCTTAATGAGTATTATTACAACCTGCCAAAATTCGTGGATGGCCCCGCCAGTGCTCAAACGGCTTTGGATGAGGTTAAGGCAATGTCTCAGTTACTGAATTTCACATACGTAGATACTACTACCGGTACTCTTATGAGGCCAGCTACCGCAGCTGCTTCAGCATTCACCGGCGGGGTTGATCCTTCGGGTCATGCCGCTTCTGATTATGTAGCAGCTATGAATGCTTTTGACAATGTGGATGACTGCATGATCATGGCTGTTCCTGAGATGAGCACAACAGCTATTAACCAGGGGGGAGCTACATATTGCCATACTCGTAAGGATATGGTATTCTTTGCCCATCTGGCTAATACGCTAACAACAGCCACAACTCTCACAGGTGAAAGAACTTCAATAGGGAACAATTCCCCCTATTTTGCGATGTTCGCAGGTGGGATCAGGCTTCGTGAAGAAAGGACTCTGGTAGAGAAACCATATTCTGAAATGGGCGATGTCCTTGGTATTGCATCCTATGTCCACAACAACTTCGGCCCCTGGTACTCGCTTGCTGGTTGGAACAGGAGCCAGATACAGGATGCTCTTGGGGTAGTCAACAACTTCGGGACGCCATCATCTTTTGTTGATCTGAACACCATAGCCAACTCGCAGATCAATATGATGGTTCAGAAGAATGGCATCACCCAGATATCTGGTAACTTCT